TGTTACAGCGAGTGAACCACCATTACTACCGACAACAAGGTTTATACCTGAAAGTCCAGTAGAAGTGCTTTGAGCCTCATAGTTACCTAATGCTGCGTTTTTACCAACAGCGCCAGCAAAGCCAGAACCGTCTGTGCCACTATTAAATGTTCCTAATGCAGCGCTACCTTGAATCTGGTATAGCTGTCTTGGATCATCGTTGACTCTAACAAATATGTCTGTAAAGCCAGCGGTAGTAGCATTAGCTGGTAAATGTTGTGCGAATTGTTGAACGCCATTAGCATCAACATATCTAACACCAACACATACACCCATAACACCAGCAGTGGCGTTAGTAGGTGTCGCTTTAATTTCAATCGCTACAGGTGTAGCTGTTGCGGCGACAGGTAGTCCAGCAGTGGTTAGTAAGACTTCATCTCCAAAAAATATCCCAGCCGTATTATTAGCCTTAACTGGAAATTCTCTCATAGCACCGCCATGATTGGGTGTACCACCAAGCATATTGGTAGGACGTAGCCCGAAAGGGGAAGCAGTAGCTGCCATTTTATCAATCTCCTAAAAAATTATTTACCTTTCCCAAAAGACACCGTTGACTTATGTTCTTTAAATATTGGTGCTCTTGAGTCACTTTGATTCATAAGACTATTATCTACAGAATCTTGTTGGCTGTTAGCCCTGTCTAAATAATAGTCATTACGTTGTTTAACAATCTCGCTAGGAATTTTACAAAGCAAAAGCCCGCCAATCTCTATACAACCGGGGTACCTAGAATTAGTATCAGCTACTATTTGCATATGAGGTTGTTCATCTGCTTTAACAGGTTCATAACCTTCCCTAAGAGCCATAGACATATTTCTAGGATCAGGGTCATTTAAAGTTGCTGTTCTTTTCCAATGGTAGCTATATCCGGGTAACGGAATAACATCCGGTAACGTAGATGGGGGTGCCCAAGCTTTGGGGCGTTCCTGCGAATTACGTTTTTCGTTATTTCTTTGTGTTCTGTTTTCAGTCATTTTTATTCTCCAGTCTAACCATTTCTTTAGCGTACTGCTCTGGTGTCAATCCCAACTTCTTCGCCAAATTAACTTGCGAAGTGCTAAGTCGTATCTTTTTTGAAGATGTAGTTCTCGTCACCGGGGCTACAACAGCCGAAGCTTTTGGTTTTGTAGGTTCTTTCGTTTCTACTTTTTCGTTGTCAGAATCAAAATGTTCTGGAAACCGTTTTCGCATTGTTTCATCAATACGACCATAGTATTCATCCGTAGTGGCATAACTTATGCCGTGCTGTTTTACTAGCTTTTCATGCAACCCTAACGCTAGGCTGGTCATTTCTTCGTCATTCCCAAACCAAGTATTTTCTTTTTGCCATTCCATAGCCTTTGCGTCAGGCGGTAAAACAGCGGGTTGTTTTTCATTATCCTGTTGTACACTACTTTTATTAGTTTGTAAAGGGGGTTCGTATATTTTTATTTTATCTGCTTTAATAGTAGCAGTATTTAACTTTTGTTGCGCCTCTACTATTTTATCACTATCCCCCGAATCATAAGCTTCTTTGTATTCTCTTTTAGCTGCAGCTATTTCTAAATCAACAGCAACTTTAGCAGTGGTAGTAAAATGCCCTTTAAGCTTTTTATTTTCCTCCATCAGCTTTTGTGTTGTTTTTATAGCTTCCTGATTCTCTCTCTGCACCCGTTCTTTTTCACGGCGCTCATCATGCCAAACTTTTTTAAGTTGGTATATTTTATCTTTTACTTTATCGTCATAGTCCGTTAATTCATCAGACTCTAAACGGTTTACCAACTCTTTAGGAAGGTTCTTTCTGTTTTGATCGTCTTCAGGAGTATCATCAGAAACCTCTATTTCAAGTTTATCTAATGTTTCTTCTGTTTTTGATTCTAAAACTTTTTCTTCCGCTTTTGGCGCTTTTACCTCTTCTTCTTTAACTAATCCTTGTTCTTCAGCCATCTCTATCTCCTATGCTCGTGAAATTCCTCGTGGATCTTGCACTACAGCTTCCACACTGTCATCATTTATCAACCTAAACTCTTTACCAAATATCTTTAATCTGGTGCCAGAATTAGGTCTCGCTAATATAAAGTCTCCCTTTTTACACCAAGGACCACTAGGAAACCTAGTATTGTCCTTATAACAATCAGGCCCAAGTGCTAATACAAAAAACACAGTAGATAAAACTTCTTCAAAGTGTTTTGTAGTATCTGCTTTAATCAACCCACTTTCATACTTATCCTCTACGTTAGGAATCGCACATAAAATGTGATATCCCGAAGGTTGTGGTAGCTGTCCAGCTTTTTCTTCAGTTTCAGGCCCCTTCTTCGTTTTCGTCGTCTTCATACTCACCTTCCGCTTTACGTTCAAGGTCTTCTACGTCAGACAATGCGATGTGAAGACCTTTTATAACACCACAAAGTTTTTGGTACTCGTCATAAGATTTAGCTGATCCAGAACCCAAACTATTCTGAACTCGTAACACTTCACTCGTTATGCTTTTTCTTAATATCTCAAATACTGTCATTGAACAGACTCCTCGTTAGCTGTTTCTTTTTCTTTCGGGTAATAAACCTCTACATAAGAACTGCAGGTTGGACACGATAAATTAGAAACTATAGAAAACTCTTCGTCCTCATCTCCTATATCATGATCTCCACCCCAAATCAATATAGTTCCACAGTGCCAACAGTTCATTTATCTAGTAGGCTCCTCTGGAGGTGTTGGTTTTTCTGGAGCCATAGGAGGTGTTGGTTCTTTTGGTTGATTCATCGCTTGTTGTAGTATCATTCGAGCTGCCGCATCGTCTGCTTGATTTTCTGCTTTTTGTTCGTCTACCAAAGCTTTTACTACTTGACTAGACTGTTTTTCCTCTAACTTAGCGTCCTCTGTAGCCGCTTTAGCTAAAGTTTGCATCTGAGCTTGTCTTTCCTGTGAAGCAATTCTTTCTTGTTCAACAGCAATCTGAGCTTGTTTAAGTGCCACATCAGCCTGATCTTTCTGTGCTTTACGTTGAGCATCTTGTGTCTTAAGCGCTAACTCTTGTTGTTGCATTTGTATAATTGGATCTTGTGCTTTTTGCTGTGCTTTTTGCTGTGCTATCTGCGCCATATTATTTTGTGATAGTTGCGTAGAAGCCTGTGCAATTAAACGAGAAACTTCAAGCTCCATATCTTCTGGTAGCTCTGCATCAGGTTTAGGTAACGGAGCACCAACCCGTTTCTCAATATCTAATCTATACTTAAATCCTAAATGCTCTGCCACATGCGATTGTAAAGCTGTTGCAATTAATTTAGCTTTTGGGTTCTGAGCAAGAAGTTGTCCTACGATAGGATCATTTAAGAAATTAGTATGAGCAAGGATATGTGCATCATGATCTTGATAAATAAATGCTTTCATTGGTTTTACCTTTAAAGCGTCCATATTCTCACTTAATGGGTCTTTAGGTTTAGCATCTTCTTCAATTGGTACAAGTTTAGCTGCATCTTTTATTCCTAATACATCTAGCATCTGCCTATGTAACTGAGGCATATTATATATCTGAGGAGCAGCTTGTGCCATTTGCATGACTGCTTGATATTGCACAACTTTCTGAGCCATTGTAGAAGAGTTAGGGTCAGATACAGGTAACACCTCCACCATGTCATAGTCTGATCTTTTAACAAACGGAGAACCATTCTCAGGATCATAGTTATATTTATCTGGAGTGTAGTCCCTAATAATGTCTTTTAATAACTTAAACTCCTGTCGCATAGAATAATGCACTCTAGCCTGCACGGCTGACATCACTTTAAGTGTACGCTCTAATATAGCTAGGGTTGTACCAACAGGGCTATTGGCTGACATATCTGCAACTTTTAAATCTGCTGCGCTTGCAAACCTTCTACCTTCGTCTACAATAGTCCCTAATAACGCATATAAAACCTGACTAGGTTCCTTATAAGGTAACGTCATAATATTGTCTTTAATTGACCCACTTGGCACATCAACATCTCTAAACTCTGCTGGGCTAATTGGTGTATCATCACCTTTTACTCGTAACCCTTTGGTTTTAAATCCCCCCGGTAAGTTAGATAAAGTTCCTGCATCTACAAGCTGTCTTATTAAAGAAGTACCCGATTTTGCAAAAGCCCCTATTAAATGTATTAAACCAAAACAATAAAACCCAAAACCCGGCACATAGCCATAATGCACAAAGTGATTTCTTTTCTTTTTAAGTTCATCGTCCGGTTGGTAATTTCTTCTAATCGCAAGCACTATACCTGTGCCTTTTTCTATAGTTACCACATAAGGTAATGCAATCCCTGTTTCTTTCCCATCCTTATCTTTGTCTTCATAACCGGGCAAGTTTAAATTCACGTGCATCTCAAGAATTTTATACCGATCATCATAAGAAGCAGAAAAGCCCATCTTCTCTGCAATCTTTTTCTCTATCTCATCTAATTCATCAGAAGGACCACCTAACTCAACATCTCTATAAAACTCAGATGTCTGTAAACGAGTAATTTCGTTTTCAGTCTTACGCATAACATGAGTTACACGCTCAGATGTTTCTAAGTCAGATGCCCCGTAAGGCACAACAATATCTTCAGCAGGTACAAATATAGATACCTGTCTTTCTAAACTAGGATCATAATAAACTTTTTTAAACGCATTGCCAGATAACCCAAGTCCCCATAACATCCTTTCATGCTCTGGTCGATATTCAACCATCTTCTCAGTTAACTGATAATTCATATCAGATCGAACACGATTTGCAGCTTCTCTTTTTTCTACAGAACTATCACCTATGATCTGTGTTTTAACAGGCCCTTGTGAAGGGAAAGTTTCCATGATTGTTTCAGCTTGAAATTTTACAAGCGCCTCTGTTAAAAGAGGGTGGTGTACACCACAAGACCCCGGCCAAGGCTCAGTTCTTTCTTCTAACTTTAAACCCAGTAAATCAAGACCATCTACATAAGTCTGCATCCAGTCTTTACGACTAGCAATATCATCATTAAAATCACCTAATAAATCTTCAGCAATAACAGACAACTCTGTGTCGTCCATATCTTCAGCTAAATTTATATTAAACTCATCAGGATCTTCTGCATCCGGGTCTATCTCGATCCGCATATCTCCAGCAATTATAGATACTTTTTCTGGGTCTTCAATTTCTATTTCAATATCAGGTTCCCCTAACCCAGCATTTGCTGGTGTAATAAGGGGTTGCTCAGGTTCCATTGGTTTTTCCATGCTATTAGCTGCCATAACTTTATCCTTTAATAATAAGGCTCTCTTCGCCCTTTGTAATTTAATTGGCTATCTTCTTCGTCTAAAAGAGAGCGCACATAACCTCCTTTTCTAAACCTCATTAAGGCTAGAGAAGTTGAATCTACGTAATCATCGTGTTCCCCAGAAGGAAAGCTTGCAACTTCCTCCATAACCTCCTCAGCCCAATGCAAATTAGGTATCCACACTAAACCTGATGCAAATAAATCAGAAACAGCGTTTAACCTAGAAATCTTGTCATTACCCCTACTAGGAGTAAACTCTTGAACGGGTATACCCATAGCCCTCATTTCATATATTAACGGAGCACCTGATGCTTTTTTCTCTATAATAACAGAATCAGGCTCCCATGACCTATATTGGTTTATTGCT